GGGGCGATTCCCCTTTTCCAGCTGCATCCACCGGACCCAGTAGTAGTTGTTGGCCGTGGAGATGATCGTGCCATACCAGAAGGGGCGGAACAGGACGTAGCTGTAATCCGAGGGCTTTGCAATGGTTTTCAGTTTGATCACCAGGTGGCACCATGACCCGCTGGGAATGGTCTTGTTTCCAGGAGAATTGACGTAGTAGTCGATGATGTCGATCGCGCCGTTGCTCGCCCCTATGGACGTGAGGGAATTGGACTTGTAGAACCAGTAGTGAAGCGGGCTGTTGTTCTGCAGCGTGCCGCCCGACGTGAACTTCACCATGGTGTGGTAAACATATTCGGTATTCCACTCCAGGGGATAGATGCTCTCGGTCTGGGCGATGGAGCCCAGAACACGGAGGCAGTTGAAGCTGTCCTCGTTGACCACCTCGAGCACAGTCCCGCCGTTCAGGGCCCACCGATCCAGCTGCTCAGGGAACCGCCCGCTTTCCCGGATGATATTGGTGCCGCCGACGATCATGCCGTCGATCTTCGTCTGGGCGGTGGTGGCGGTGCCCTCCGCGGAAACCGCCCGGATGTACGCTGCCTTGGCCGCCTCATAAGAAGAAGACAGGGACACGTCGCTGTAGGCGAAATCGCCGTCCGTGAAGACGTTCAGGTCGCAGAAGTACAGGCTGTTGGTGCTGCCAGAGGTGTAGCTGGGCTCCATCGTCACCCAGCTGCCGCCCGGCGGCTTGGTCGTGGGCTTGGCGGGCTTGGCGGAGGAAGAGGGCTGCAGCAGGTAGTACCGCGTGCAGGACTGCAGATCCCGAATGGACGACAGCGTAACCGTCGCCGATGCTTTTACAGACATTGGCTTTCCCTCCCCTTAGTCCTCCAGCTGCGCGACGTAAGTCGCCCGGTTGAGCACATCGGACGCCGTTACATTGAGCGTTTGACCGGTAACTGAAAGCGGCGTGGACGAACCGTCCTTATACCAGTAGACTGTGCCCAGCGCCGCGATCTCTGTCGCGTTCAGCTCCACCCCCGCCCGATAGATATGGGCAGTCAGGGTGGTATTCACGCCGGTGTTCTTGAAGATCGTGCCGTTGGAGGACGTGATGCTCATGGTGATGGCATCCGCTCCGGCGGGGCCAATGCCCCCGGCAGCCCCCCGGATGTTGGAGACGTATACCCACCTTGCGACCGTGGCCGAACCTCCAACCGTACAACGGTAGGTGTTTGAGGTAGAGGTATTCAGGTACATATCGCCAACCTTTGCGCTGGTGATGCCGCTGTTGCTAAAAATGTTGCCTGCCGTAGATGTGCCCGTGATCTTCGTCCCCGTATACCACCGCGCCGAAGACCCCGCTGTTCCAGCAGAGCCCTTTATATTGGAGACGTACACCCACTCCGCCACGTCAGGCCCGCCGCCCAGCGTACAGCGATAGGTGTTCTGAGTGGACGTGTTCAGGTACATGTCGCCTATTCTGGCGTTTTCGATGCCGCTGTCGTCAAAAACCGTCGGCGCGGTGCTCGTTCCTGTGATCGCCGTGCCGGTGTACCATTGGGATGACGACCCCGCAGCGCCGGGCGTCCCCTTAAAGGCAATCTGGAAGGTAAACAGCTTGTGGACCGTGATGTGCCCGTTGTCCAGCTGGACCGGGATGTCCACCACCCCGCCCTCCGTCACGGTGTTCGCCACGGAGATGGTCAGCGTGGGCTGGATGGTGTTGTTGTCCTTCGTGACGGTGACGCCGCTGGGCTTTACCACATCGTTTAGGTTCACAGCTGCCGCAACTTGTGCCGAGCCGCACAGGGCAACGACGGTCGTGGTGGTGCTGCCTGCGTTGGCGGCGCTGGTGCTTCCCGCAAAGGTATAGCTGTCGTTGGTGAGTATGACGGAATAGCCGTCCGTCAGGTCGAAGATGCTGATCTGGTCCGATGAGCGAATCACCATGTTTATAACCTCCTAAGTCCCCAGGTAATTGTGCTGGCAGCCTTAATCCGTTATGAGAGCGCAACGGAAAGTGACTTTGTTGTCCACATCCGAAGGGCCCAGCGTGAGCTTGAAACCGTCCTCCGAGAGCCTGGCGTCGTCTGATGGCAGCACGATATAAATGTCTCCATCTGCCTGAAGGGATTCCCACAGGAGTCGGGCGCTGTTGCCGAAGGCCGCATGAAGCGCCGTCGCATTTTGGATGATGATTGTGCCATAGTGAATGGACACCGAGAGGACCGTTGAAACGTTGTTATCCTTGAAAACCGTCCCCCGGCTGCTGTCGATGCGCAGCACGGCGGGCGTGGCGTCCTGCATGGCTTCCTCCACACTGTCGTCCACCTGACCCACAACGAGGTCGATAAAATCGTGGGACTGGATCACCGACGTGTTCAGCTGGTCGATAAACGCCTGACGGGCGAACAGCTGGTCCACATCGATGCGGGCCGCGTCGATCTGGTTGATCAGGGAGAAGGTGGCCAGAAGGCTCCCCGTATTCAGGTTGGAGGCGGTGATAGAAGTTTCGAGGATGACCTTCCCGCCCTCCGTCTGCCCGGCGTCGATCTCCTGTTCTGTCACGGTGGTTCGCGTGCCGGTGACGTTGCCGTCGCTGTCCACGTCGATCAGATAATAGTTCCCATCTGAAGCTTTGATGCACAGGTTCCCGATGGACGCCCCGATCATCTGGGCATACTCCACAGCCAGGTTTCGGATAAACACCTGTCCGGCAGCGCCGTAGTCCAGGTTCATGGACTGGGCCACCAGGTGCTTGACGGTCGCCGCGTCAAAGGTCGCCGTGCCGCAGGTGATGACGGTAAACGCCGCCAGCGCCGCCGCGAGGCTGTCCGTCTGGATATCCGACGCTTTCAGCGAGGCAATCTTTGCGGTGGTAGCTTCGATCGCCCCGGCGTTCAGGCTGTTGATGGTTGCCGCCGCGATATGAGCAAACTCTATCGCCGCCGTCTGAATATTTGCCGCGCCGATGGCCGCGCTCTGGATGTGGGCGTTGCCTATGGCGGCCTCCTGGATCTGAAGCTCGCCGACCGACCCCTCCTGTAGCTGGCCGATGCCCACCGAGCCCAGGGCGATCTTACTTCCGGAGATGATGCCGCTGGGCAACTGGCGGGAGGAGATCATGCTTACGCCCACCGTGTCCTCCACGGTGCCCAGGGTCATCTTCTCGTACTGGCGTGTCAGACAGTTGTAGGTATACTCCGTCATCCGCATGGAGACCTCCACGCCCACGCGCCTGGCAATCACGCGCACGGCGTCCCCCAGATAGATGGAGCGCAAGAATCTATACTGTTTGTACTCCTCCGTCTGCGTCACATCGATGAACTCCACGGTCAATGTAACCGTGGGCAGATCGCAGCCGTTGTCAAACTCCACCTGGGCAGCCTGACGCATCTGCGTATAACACTTCGTCTTGGCCTTCTTTTTCTTGCCCTTGGTGACCTCCTTGCAGTCTGGGACGGCCAGGTGAATCCACTTCGGGACTGGGTAATTGGCCAGGTTGGGGCTGTCGATATAGATTTCCGGGAGATAAAGCACTTTGCCGTCCTTGTCCTCCCCCGTGGGCATGATGCGGGTGACCACGTCGGTGAGGTCCACGTCGTACTTGATGCCTGTCAGATTTTTCCCTTGCCGGATCTGGATTTTCGTATCGTTGCCCACGCGCTTCACCAGAAACACGTCGTACCAGTCCCGCTGGAGCTCCCCGCCGTACTTCTCCACGATGCCCCCATCTCCCAGCAGGATGTCCACGGGATTCTTGTTCTCATAGGAAACCTCTTCGGCGGTGCTCGAAAGATTGGAGTAGAAGGTGAAGTCGTGCTCCGAAAGGCAGGCCGCAGACAACTGATCCACGACGGTCTTGCCGGTAGTGGTATCCAAGGCGGTCAGGGTCTTGACCATGTTCTCCAGAAGGTCATAAAAAATGTGACGCGCATAAACGGTCACCTTGTCCAGCTCCGGCACGATCCGGTAGATGCGGAAGGGCTGGTCGCGCAGCTGATGGCGTTCCAGAACCTCGTCGGCGTCCTCCGCGTAATCGGAAGAATTCCGCACAAAGGCCAGCGACGCGGCGGGCATATAGCCCCGCTTCCCGTCCGGGCAAACCACCTCCCAGAGGGTGCTGGTGGTCTTCTCCAGCACGATGACCTGTTTGCCCTTCTTGTATTTACCGAGTTTCTTGTACTTGCTCCCGGTGGAAGAGCGCAGCGTCAGGGGATTTCGGGCGGTATTGACCTTGTAGATGGCCTTGCCCTCGCTGTACTCCTTGTAGGCCAGCGCCACCCTGGGCGTCGTAGCGGAGGGCACCGGAGCGCGGACGATGCAACCCTCCACCAGCCGCTGCCACTTGCCGTTCTCGTCCAGCGGATGAACGATCTCCAGCTCATACTCTCCGTTGAGCGTCTCCTTCACCAGCGCGGAGGAGGGCGATATGGTGCCGAGGCCGTTGCCGGAGAAGTCGGTGCAATCGGCGGGATAAACGCAGAGCAAATCAGATCACCCCTTTACTGTTCGGCTGCATTATTACGCCAACGACCATGTGAAGCTCATGGGCTGGATCACGCCCGTGGTCTGCGAGCTGCCGCTCTGATTGGAAAGGACCAGCATACCGTTGCCCCCGTAGGCTTCCAGGAACACCGGGATATACGTCGTGGCCGACTGCCTCGCCAGAACCGTGTAGGGATTCCGGTTGGAGGAGTAGAATCCGGAGGGAATTGCACAGAGATTCACCACGCTCCACGCCGCAATGGTCTGAGAAGGAAGCGAAGGTAAAAGCACATTCACGAGCTTCCCGATCCGCGTGAACACCGCGCTCAGCCCGCTGCCGACGCTCAGCGAGACCGTCTGCGTGAGGCTGAGATTATTCCCAGCGTCAGCAGCCGTCGTCGCGCCAGTGCCGCCCTTGGCCACCGGTACCCCTGTGGCCATCCCGGCATGAAACACGCGATATTCATTCCAGCTCCCGTTGTCGCATACCCGCATCATGACCGCGTTGTCGAGGCTGCCTGCATAGGCCTTCGTGCGTACCTCCAGCATGCGGCGGTTGTTACCGGTTCCGTCCTGCCACGCCGCCAGAGATGACGCTCCAACGTAGCTGCCCTCGAGCACCGTCATATTGGTGGTGTTGTTGGACTTCGGCTTCAGGTACACCGACGGGTACAGATTCCCTTCTATGACGAGGTTTCCCGTCATGGTATCCCCTGACTTATCGACCGCCCCGAGATTCGCCCTGGCCTGGGCCGCCGTGGTCCCGCCGGTGCCGCCCTGGGCGACGGTCACGGCCTTCTTCGTGGTCAGGATGTTATAGGTTTTGTTGGCGGAGAGATTTGTATCACAGTCCGGTAGCCAGTAGTCCTCCCAGGTGGTCAGCGCCGCGCCCGTGGAGCTGTTGGTGGACATCTCCCGGAACATGAACTTGCTGGCTCCGGTGGAAGAAGGTGTGGCGCAGTCGTAATAGACCGTGCCACGGGTAGCGCCGGAAAGGGCTTCTGTGTTACTCCCCTGGAAGTGCAAAGCCGGCCACTGGGACAGCTTCCGTCGGATGACCCCGTTGCCGTTTTGCGTTTTCAGATCGCCACTTTCCACGGTGACGGCTCCCGCACCCAGCGTCGTGCTTCCGTCTGAATTGCGCTCAATCAGCCACTTCGGGTCGGAGACAAAGCTGGAACCGTTGTGATAGCCGTTGACGTACACGCCGTTTCTGCCGCTGTCGGTTACATAAAGCGACACATCGGTCGAGCCGGTATTCTTGTTTTTCACAGCCATCCTGCCGTTGTTGAAAACGATGGTTGTGTTCCGCTTTACCGTGGTGGTCGCTCCGCTCGTCACACCCAGCGGATTCAGGTCGTTGGCCGTGTCCTCCGCCGTTACCGTTTTGCTTGCCGTCCCGCTGACGTCGCCATTGACGTTCCCATTTACGTCACCGTAGATATTCCACTTCTTCTCGCTATTTCCCAGGGACAGGGTGCTATCCGCGGGAAGTATGTTCGTGCCAAAGGTCATGTTGGGCATAAGTATCACCTTCCAGAAGTCCTTTTTTTCCGTGGACGTCAATCCGTCATGATGGTCGTATTCCCGCTGGCGTCCGTCACGAACCGGAACGTAGTATTGCCCTCGTCGCCGTTGGGAACGGTTATGGAGAATTCCCGCGTGCCGCTTTCCGGCGTCTCAAGGGTCACCCCTGAGAGATAGTAGGTTGTCCCCGACCAGCTCTTCGTGCTGCTCGACATCGCGGTAGAATTTGTCCGGGAAGCGATATAACCGGCGCTCACCGAATACTGCATGGTGGCGCGGGTGGCTGTGGCATTCGCCTGGAGCTTGACCCCGGAAACATCCGTCTCACTGGTCGTGATATTTGTCAGGGCAGCCGTCGCATTGTTTCCTGTCAACGTGCCGCCGCTGAATCTCGGCGTTACCGTGGACATCGTTCCGGTGATTGGTGCGCCGCCTTTGTCGTGGGCCTTGTACCCCGAGCGCATCGCCGCGCTCGTCACCGTGTCTTCGCTTAGGTCAATGAGCGTATCCGAGCCGTAAATCACCTTGTTGACATATGGATTGCTGGCCATGGTTTACGACTCCCTTCCGCTCATGCCGATGCGCCCGCGATGGTCACCGTCTTGCCGCCAGCGGCATTGTCCGATTCGGAGAAGGGAATGGCGTTCACCGTCACCTGCGCCAGATAGTTATAGGTCGGGGTGGTGGGCGTGATCACCTGGGAAGAAGTGGACGGCGTTACCGTCGTCGTCTGGGCGTTCACATCCTCCGTGCCGGTCATGCTGCCTTCCACGCCCAGGATCGTCACACCGCTGCGGATGTTCGTGGGCGTCAGCTTCCCCTGCTCAGTGGAGTCGATGGAGACCTTGCCGCCGCCATCGTGATAGCCCTGGGGCACGGTGTACTCCTGCTCCTTGGTGGTGATGGTGCCGACCACCGACTCCCGGTTCGGCATCGTGCCGGTGACCTTTGAGCCGTTCTTGTATGCGGTCTTGCTGATCAGGATCTCAGCAGCGTTCGCGGTGGCGTCGCTGGTGTCCGCGTCATAGGCGCAGGTGCCGGTCTTCTGCTCGCCGCTGGGGAGATGGAACGTCTTCCCGCTCAGCACGTCGGCCGCCGAGACGCTGTCCGTAGTCAGGTCGATCAGGATATCCCCGCCGTATATGACCTTGTTGATGTATTGATTGTTTGCCATAAAGTCACCCTCCTCAGTTTCCGTCTCCAATGATGGCGGTATAACCGCCGCTCATGTTCGTCGTGGTGTAATATGGGATCGCCTTTACCGTGACGTCCTGCGCCATGCTCCGGTTGGCTGTATCCAAGGTCGTGTCCCCGATGCCCGGCACGATCTCATAGCTTCCCTCATAAAAGGGCAGGGTGATCTCCTCGATCACCGGGCTGCCCACGTCAATGTCCGCGAGAACCGCCATGGCATAAACCGACCCCTGGAGTGTTGCCGTTCCCAATTCAGCCGTTATAGTAGCGGCTTCTACAGTTCCTACCGTCATCAGCGCACCACCTCTGTCATCAGGCAGAAGTTTTTCCGATTCGCCGTACTGGTTCGGCTGCCGCCGGTCAGCTTGGGCCATACCGTCACGCGACTGCCGTCCTCCTTCATCAGCTGGATCTCTGCGGAGTACATACCAATCTGCATGGCCTCCGTGTCACTGTGGGCAAAGCGAATGATATTGCTGCCGTTATTACTGCGCAGGGAGAGCAACAGTGTCGAATCCTCTGTCGGCAGCTCCCGCAACCCGAAGATCAGGTACTCGCCCTCCCCCAGCTCATACGCACCGTCGTCCCCGGTCAGCGCCACTGTGAGAGCAGCGTCGTCGCCGCGGGTCAGGTTGATAACCTGCATGTCCTCCTTGCCCCTGCTGATATAAATCATTGTACATCACCTCGCCCAGGCCGTCACTGTGGCCTGAAGTTTTGTTTCCGTCTTGCCCCATCAAAGGTATCTCCAGTTCGGCGCGATCACCACCCGTGTGGCATCCCCCGACCAGCTGATCAGATTGTCGCCCGGCTTCAGGATGGGGAATTCTCCCTCCATCTTCTCGTTCAGGAGCTTCGTGCCCTTATACGCCTCCTGGATGACGCTATCCAGCGTGATGCTGGTGCCGATTCCCTCCAACTCCACAAAGGTATCATTGACAATGAGTGTCGTGTCGCCACTGCCGTAAACGGTGATGATCGGCTCGGAATACACATTGCCTGGATTTACTACCACCGCGCTGCCCTCCGTAATCGTCACCTGGGCCGGCTTATTCACATACCAGAACGGCGGGGAGCATCTGAAGCTCACGGCAAATGAACAGTGCGGATTGCCCCGGAGAATCTTCTCGAAGGGGATCTGATTGCTGATTCTCGCATGATAGAAGCCGCCAGGCCGGTTGGCAAATGTCACCGTCCCGCCACCCTTGAGCCAGCCTCCAATGGAGGGGATGAGCGCCGGGTCACTGATGAAGCAGGCGGCCGTCAACGTCAGGTCCTCGTATACGTCTTCACCCTCCAGTGTGGTCAGGCTGCCCGGTCTTCCCGGTACGGTCGTCTGTTCAGATCGCTCCTTTGGTATAGTGATGGGTGGCTGTTCCTTCACATGGATTCCGTACTGGGTACAGCGCACCCCATTCCATTCAAACCAGTCGTTCAAAATGTTCACCCTCAATCCAGAGTTTGTTCATAGAGATTGGTTATACTACCACCATCGAAGAACTTCATTCGTTGATATAAATCACTTTCCCCGTCTCATGGTGCCAACTTGCAAGGGTGCCACGCACAGGCGGGGAAAGACAATTTTGGAGAGAAGAAACCGCCCTGACCGGGCGGCTTCGTGAAGGATTGCATGATCAAATGTGGCAGTCCACGATCGTGATCAGTAGGTCCTTCTCCCTGGCTTCCTCCAGGTAGGCTTCGAACTCCTTCGTATAGGTATCCAGGCTATCCTTGGTGGAGTCGTCAATACCCCACCAGCCCATGCGCCCGGTCTCATGCCATTCGCCTTCAGCTGTGACGAACGCGTAAGTCGAAAAGTCGGCCTCATGCTCCGCAAAGCTCTCCTTTGAGCCGTAACGCTCCCGGTAGTAGTTGTCGTTGTAGATGAGGATGAATTCCTTCTTCTCTTCCTCTGTCATTGGCCTTTTTTCAACGACGATCTCCCAGAACCGCGAAGCCCGCTGGTAGGCATCATCATCCCGGCTCAGATCGCAGTCCGAAACGAGCGCGGAATCGCATCTTCCCGGTTCCAAACGCTTGCGTTCCTCTTTGGTGCAATCACTGCCATAGGTCCCGCTCTTTCCGGGGAGCAGCTTCAGCAGCCCGCGCCAACGACCGCCAATCGTGTACCAGTCCCAGCGGGCATTGGGGTTGCGCCAGTAACCCTTCTCGCCGGTGATTTCGTCCAGGTCAGAATCGCTGTCTTCAACGAACTCCCCATAGGGCGAGCTCGCCTCGACGTCCTCGTTGAAAGGGGCGAGAAGCTCATCGATCTCATCGATGGAATGGGAAAAAACTGCAACGCTGAAATGTGACATTCGCATAACCTCCTTCAATTGGTAGGTTGTATCTTCGCTCTGTTTGCCGAGTGTGGCAAGTAGAAAGACTGAGGGTCAGTTTTGTCTATAGTGAACAATCACGCCATCCGCATTCCACGGCCCCGCTGCTGGGTTCGGGTCAGGGTGGCGATCTCCACAGCCAGATCGTGGATGTCCTGATCGCTTCTTATATAAAAGCTGTTCCCGGTCAGATTGACACTGCTCTGCTGATGATAGGTCTGCCGGTTGTCGTTGTGGGTGTTCCAGGCGACGATTCCGCCCTGGGCCTCTTCGGTCAGATACCGGGCAGCGTTTCGGATGATTCGCGCCTGCTCCTGCTGGCCCTCGAGAAAGCCCTCCCCCATGCCTTTCATGGCCATGAGGCCGACCTCCTCCCGGAATACGCCGGAGGGCGAGTGAATGTCCAGCGCCGCCTTCGCCGCTGACAGCGCGGAACGAGCCGCTGTAACCACCGCCTGGATTACCGCCGATTGACCGGCACGAATACCGGAAGCGATGCCGCTGCTTATCGCACTGCCGACGCTCCTCGCGCTGCCGGATACAGCGGAGGTCTGGGCACGCAGCGCCGCAGAGAGAGCGCCCATGAGATTGGACGCTGCCGTGCTGCTGTCGCCCGCAAAGCTGTACTGCGTCATACCCTGCCCCACACCGGCGGAAACGTCATTGCCCAGGGGCACCATGCGCTGGGCCGGGGACTGGCTTTGGAGGGAACCGCGATAGGCTCCTTCGAGGTTGCTTGCGGCAGTAGCGGTATCTCCGGAGAAATCATACTGCCCAAGGCCCTGCCCCACACCCGCGCTGGCATCGCTGCCAACCTGGGGCATTACCCCTGCAATGGCGGTTTGCAAGCTGCTGGCAAGGGTGGAAGCGTCTCCCTCCCAACCGTATTCCTGCATGCCCTGGGCGATGGATGCGCTCAGCTCGTTACCCACGCCGATGTACTGATCCGCGGCGCTCACCAGATCGAGGATCTCTTGCAGCTGCGCGGCATATTCGGCAGCGGTGTCCGCGTCCAAATTCCCGCTGGACAGCGCCTGAAACAGATTGAGTGCCAGGTTCGAAACGGTCTCCAGGTCATCCTGACGGTTGGTCAGATCGTCGATCATGCCCACCAGGTCGGATTGCTGGCTGCGGAACGCCTGGACCATGCCGTTCATGGTGGTGTCTACGCCGGATTCCTTCAGAGCATCCACCTGGGTCTTATAATCCCCCAATGCACTCGCAGCCTCGTTGATATTCGTCACGCTGTCATGTACACTGGTGGAAAACGCCCGGAAAGGTGTGTCGTCCAGAGGGGTGCTTTCAAAGCTGGCCTGGTTTTCCTCAATGGCTTCCTCCGATCCAACCTCCGGAGTAATGACGACGTGGAGCGTACCGTCCGCATCGTAGGCGATGATGGTTTCTGCGGTCAGCTTTTCAGCGGGAACGAGGTTGACAGGAACCTCCTCACCGTTATAATAGAAGTGGGCGTTCTCCTCTGACAGAACGTCCTGCGGGTTTTCGTATTTCTCACCCAACCTTAGGATGCCGTCCACCTTGATGGGGTTGTTGGCCAGCACGCGGTTCAGGGAGGTCAGGTCGTAACCTGAGATGGACAGCTTGCACTGGGGCGAAGGTACTGTCGCGCCGCTGTCATCATAGGACGAGATGTAGCCGGTCAGGGACTGTGCGAGGGCCGACTTATCACAGCCGGTCGCCTCGGAGAATTTGTTGACCAGCGCCTCCACCTGATCGGGCTTCAGCGCGGAAACGTCCACGCCCTCCGCCTCCAGGTACTTCACCACCATCGCGGTCACGTCGTCCGGAGTCAGCGCCGTAGTAAGCGCTCCACCCTCGACCTCCTGATAGGCCAGCACAAATGCGGTGACGGCCTCCGGGGTCAAGCCCGTGATGTCAATCTCATTGTCCTGAAGATACTTGTTCACATAGGCGACGATCTCGCTGGGCTTGAGCGTCGAGACGTCTGCGCCGCTGGCGAGCTCCTGATAGGCCGCGACCATGGCAGTGACGTTTTCGGGCGTCAGGCCGGACACGTCCGCGCCGGTGGTCGCTTCCGCGTACTGTGTCACATAACCGATGATACCCTCGACAGTCAGCGACGTTTCGCCGGTCTCCACGTTCGTGATGATGAGCTTGTCCACCACCGCGTCCACCTTCACCTGTTGCCTGGCAGCGTTCTCCTGTTCCTGGATGCCCTCGATGATGGCTTCCGTGGTGATCGCGCCGGGGTTGGCGGCAAACTCGTCCCAGTTGGCCTGCGCCCCGGTCATGTCCAGCTCGGTGGCGATCTTCAGAACTTCCTCGGAAAGCCCCTCGCCGAACATGGACGCCAGGCCCTCTAAAGAGGAGGAATACTGGCTGGTGAACTGCTGGACGGATGCCAGCTGCTCCAGCGCCGTAGAGAGGTCAATTTCGGGAAACAGCGCCTGCATCTCGTCCATGCTCATGCCGCTGGTGAGCAACTCGGAGATTTGCGTCAGGACGGATGCGTATTCCGTCAGGCTTCCTTCGTCGAGGCTTGTCGCCGCTTCCTTCACCGCTTCCAGCGCGGAAGCGGCCTCATAGGAATTCTCGCCGTTGGTCTTGACCGCCGCATCATATGCCGTCAACTTGGAGGCAAGATCGTCCAGCGTTTCGCCGGTCTGCCGCATGCCCTCGTCGCTCCACACGGGATTGACCACCTGAGCCAACGTCTGGGCGTACTCACGGGCAGCGGCAAGCCTCTGTTCATTGTAACTGGTGTTTAAACTGGCCAGCGCGGTTTCCTTCTCCGCGCCATCCTCCATGAGCTGGATCAGGGCGAATTCGCTGTCGTACTGCGCGTCGATCTCGCGGTTCAGCGCAGCCATGCCCTGGGCTGTGGCAACCATGGCGTTCTGGTACACGGACACATCCGCGTCCTGTTGCCCACGAGCCTGGGCACGGGCAACTTCGGCCTGCACCTTGTCGAGGATGGTCTGGAAGCCCTCGGTATCGCCGTCCGGCTGGAGTTTGTATTTGATGATGATGGCCTCCCGCTGGTCAATGAGCTCCTGCAGGTGGATCTTCTCATCATCGGTGAGGTAGCCGTTCTGACGCTTCTTCAACAGGGCGGAGATTTCCCGGTCCATGCTGTCGAGGCTGTCGATGTCCGCCTGGATCTGCTCGGAGACGCCGGTATAACCAGACTCCTTTGCGGAATTCTGGAGCGCCTGCAGCTCCGAGCGGGTATCATCGGTCAGGGTCTTCCAGGTGTCGATCCACTCGGCGACGATCTCATCCGTCTCCCCCTTTCCGTCCGTCCAGACGTCGATCAGGCCGGTCAGCCAGGCTCGGGCGCTCTGGGCGGTGTTGTCGCTCTTGAAGTCATCCTCCGTCATGCCAAAGAAGGACAACCCCGCGTCACTATTCCCATAGAAGGTCTCGGCAGCGGTGTCCTTCCACTCCTTTGCCTTGTCGATGAGCCCCTGGGTCGCTTCCCGCGCCATCTTCGTGCCGGATACCCAGTCGATGAGCTTGTACACGCCGACCGCAACCGCCGCGGCCACAGCCATCCACACGGTGGGGCTCTTCGCCAGCGTGGCCAGGAAGCCCGTCAAGCCGCCGCCCGCTGTGCCCACCGCCGTGGCGAAGTTGCCGAAGCCTTTCATCACAAAGCCCAGGCCGCGCTCGAACTTCGACACCGCTACAAGGACCGGCCCGATCGCGGCGGCAATGGCCGCCCATTGGATCAGCTGCTGCCGCTGTGCGGAATCCATGCCCATGATCCTGTCGATATAGCTGCCAATACCGGCGGTCAACCGGGCCAGAATGGGCTGCACGTCGTCTCCCAAAGCCTGGGCGAACAGCATCGCCTTGTTCTTCAGGTTGGTCATCTGGCTCTCCACCGTAGCATATCGCTTGGAGGATTTCTCGGTGAGCGCCGTGTTCTTTTCCCAGGCGTCATTGGCCATGTTCTGGGCACGGGCAAACAGGTCGGAGGCGTTGACGCTGCGCAGCAGGGTATCGCGCAGTCGAATCTCGCTGATGCCCATGTCGTTGAGGGTCTGGATAGCCGAAATACCCTCCTCGTCCAGCTGCGCCACACCAGAGATGAAGCGCTGAAAGGTGTCGAT